GATGATGCGATTGAGGTGTTTACATATTTATCAAATAAATTAACTAAATAAATTTTTCAAAAATGAATGAAAATGTAAAAGCGCAATTGGATCAACTTGGCGATTTAATCGATGCCAAATTGGAAAAAGCGCAAGGTCAAGCAATTGATTCTGCAACTGGAAAAGCGGATGAAATGCTTAAGAGTGAGATCAACAATCTTACTACTCAATTCAACGAGCGTTTTGATGCAATGGAAGTTGCAAACAAAAAACACTTTGAATCAAAACAAGATGTTTCCTTTAAAGGTGCTTTAACAAATGCCATCAATGATGGTGCTATTGAAGCAATTGCAAAAGGAAATGCACGTTCTGCATCATTCGAGGTAAAAGCCGATATGACTGTTGCAGCCGATTTCACTGGTGAAGTTATTCCCGCTGATAGAGTTGCAGGATACAAATTCGATCCTAGTCGTTCAGTTCACGTGAGAAACTTGATTCCACAAGGATCAACTTCATCTGATGTTGTTCGTTTCGTAAAAGAATCAGGATATTCAAATGGTGCTGCAACCGCAGCGGAGGGTGCTACACTTGCACAATCTGATTTTGATATGACTGCATCTGATGCAAACGTTCGTAAAATTGGAACGTATTTCCGCATCAGTGAGGAAATGTTGGCGGATACTCCACAACTTACATCATATCTTTCAGCTCGTGCGCCTGAAAAACTATTATCTGTTGAGGATACACAAATCCTTTCAGGTAATGGCACTGCGCCAAACCTTTCAGGTATCATCACCGATGCTGCTGATTTTGATACTTCTGCAAGTGGTGCGTTTTATCAAAGCGTAGAATCTGCAAATGAATTTGATGTGCTTGTTGCTACATTAAACCAATTGGCATTGAGTGAATATCAAGCGGATTACATTATGTTGAATCCAACTGATTTCCATAAAATCCTTTTATTGAAAGATAGCCAAAATAGCTATTTGAAAGATCAGGTTTATGCAGGTTTACAACCCGCTTTCATGGGTGTGCCAGTTGTGATCAACACTGCAATCAGTGCGGGAACATTCCTTGCAGGGAACTTCGGTGTTGGAACTCAACTTTGGGTGCGTGACAACGTTGGTGTTGAATTCTTTAGAGAAGATGGCACAAACGTACGTGATGGTTTCGTTACTGTTCGTGTATCTGAAAGAATCGCATTGACAAACTACTTGCCAAATGCGTTCGTAAATGGATCATTCTCAACTGCAAAAGCTGCACTTGAAACTCCCTAATCAATAGGGCATTACAACCAACAAAAGGGGTTATCATATTCGATAACCTCTTTTTTTTTGCATTTTTTTTTGATTTTGTTTGGTGGGAAAAAATATTTTCTTATATTTGTACCAACAAAACGAAACAGATATGAACAATTTTCAAAGTATTACCGACAACAGATTAAGAAAAGATTTAATTTCAATAGCACAATCAATGCAAGGTCACCATTTCGCAAGATTAGCGATGATGATGGCGGAGGAAAGAGGCATTGATTTAAGCTATGAAGATGCTTTAAAACTTTAAAAAAACAAACGGGGAGGGCAACCTCCCCATAAAACTTGAAACAATGAAACGGAAAATCGAAAACTTTATTTTTGACTGCATCATATATTTTGCAGCATTTGGATTGATGAGTGGCTTTGTGTACTTGTGTGCATTGGCTGATAAATGGGTTGGAGTATGAAGCGCAAGGAAACAAAAATCAACAAAGGATTGTTGGGATGGCTTTTCTTTTTAGTTGGCGCACGTACAATTTACCTTTTCAATGATATATTTACGGGGATTTTTTTGATCCTCATTGGATTTACAATGATGTTAAATAAAGGGGAATGATGGATTATTTGAGTGCAGATTACAAAAGGTATTTGCAACTATTGGATGCAAAGGAATTCAGTAAGTTGCCATTGTCAAAACAATTGATGGTTTTGAAAGAACTCGGCGAATTGGAAAAGAAAATTGCTCAATCTTAGGGCATTTATTCATAGTTTGTTTTTATTGTTGAAAAGGGCATCCATTTGGTTGCCTTTTTTTTTGTAGATTTATTTTGTGAATGCAAACCAATTTGGATGCTTTGCGGAATATCGATTCGCAATTCGTGCAATGGAATGGGGTTTCAATGTTTCCATGCCATTGCTTGATGCATCCGCATACGATGCCATTGTGGAAAAGAATGGTGTTGTGCGTAAAATACAAATCAAATCAATTTCAGAGGCACGTACAATTAAGGAAAATCGTGAGGATGTGCAATGTGTATTGCGTAGGGATGGCAAATCATATCCAATTGAAATGGTTGATTACTTTGCAATTTACGTTGAACGTGATCGTGGGTTTTATATTATTAAGAATAACGGGCAAAAAACAATCAGGTTATCAACAGAGGGTATATATAAAAAAAATTTGAATAACTTTGCGATAATTCTGTGAGGGATTTTTTTCTGTTTCAACTTAAAAGGAGGCGCAATCAATGTGCCTCTTTTTTTTTAACTTTACACAAAATAAATGCAATGAGGCAAATCACAATAAATTCCACAACTGGAAATGAAATCATCAGCATTCAGGATGTTAAAGATTTCGCAAGGATTGATACATCCGCTGATGATACGTTGATTAGTTTGATGATTGAAACCGCACGAATATGGTGCGAAAATTACATTTCAAGGGATATTGTTCCAAAAAACAGAACTTATTATTTAGATGCAACCCAAACGGGATTGATTGATTTGCCATTTTCACCAGTGGCATCAGTTGAATCGGTTACAATAAATGATGAAACCGCAACGTACACAATACTCGGGTTGAATAATGAAACGATTGAATTGGATGGCGGTGCTGCGGAAAAGGTAAAAATAACGTACATAACGGAGGGTATTAACAATGCAATGATGAAACAAGCAATGTTGCAAACAATCACAACGTATTATGATAATCGTGCCGATTTTGTTCAGGGTGCAAACGTGCATTTGATTCCAACAAATGCCAAAACAATACTTTCATCTTACAAATCAATGTTTGTTTAATGGATGCGGGGAAATTAAATAAAAGGATTAAAATACTGCGATTGACTAAAACCGCAGATGGGTTTGGTGGCTTTACAAGTTCCGAAACCATTGTGCATACCTTTTGGTGCGCATACAAGGAAAATTCAGGCGAAATAACGCAGGAAAACGGAATTAGGGAGCAACGCACCGCAATTGAAATAATACTGCGGGAAAAGGCAGCAAATCAAATCCTGATGAGTGATGTGTTGCAATTGGAATCATCCAATGAAAAATTTCGAATCAATGACAAGTTTGATTCCACGATTGACAAGTACACAACAATTAAAGCGGTTACGATATGAAAGCGGGTGTGAAAATCAATCAAGCGGATTTGGTGAAGTTGAATAAAAAACTTGCGCAATTGCAAAAGTTCTCAAAACAAGAACTTGCCAATGAAGTTGGCAGGGGTGCAATGGAAATTGTTGGCAGGGCAAAACAATCCGCTCCAAAGGATACGGGTGCATTGCGCCAAAGTATCAATTCGGAGGCATCGGGAAAAGGTGTTGCGGTTTATGCAAATGCTAATTATGCGCCTTATATTGAATTTGGCACTGGATCACAAGTGAGTTTGGCTGATATGAAAGAACTTGGAATCCCTGATGCGTATGCAGCGCAATTCAAAGGCAAAGGAATTCGTGAGGTGAATTTACCAGCACGACCATTTTTCTTTTCATCCGCAAGGGTTGGTTTCAATAATATGCTCAAACGAGTGGATAAAAAACTTAAAAAATTAACATGAGAGAGGTTATTCATCGCATACGAAAAGCCATCATTGATCGTTTAACAAACGAAGTTTCATTGCGTGGCAATATCGTGCCAATTTATGGCAGAGTGCCATCAGATGCAACGTATCCATTTGTACGGGTTTATTCCCTTACAAACAATGAAGTTGATCAAAATCAAACAACATTCAATTCCGAAGTGATTACAAGGATTGAAGTGGTTACAAGATTTGAATCGGACAATGGAGGGGAACTGGATTGCAACCTAATTGTTGATGAATGTTTATCTTTGTTGCGCACACGATCTGCAAACTATTTTGATTTAAGCGCACAAGGATTCAATGTGTACACATCACAAAATGAGGGCATTCAGTATATTGAGCAAGATTTGAGTGATCACACATATTTCAGGGCAATCATTGAACTTTCCAATCGTGTGGAACAAATTCCTCCATCGGGTGGGTTACAAAACGAATTACAATTTGAATTACAATCATAATGGCAAAAATTAATTTTACAAATAAAACGGATAATCAAACATCGGAACTTGCGGAAATTTACAAGGTTACCGCAGCCAATGTGAATGAAATCAAAACAAGCGTAAATGCGCTATATGATACACTTGGGGGGTTTGCATTCTATGAGGATGCCACAACTGAAACAACTCCGATTCAAGTCACTGCGGATACGTGGGTTGATTTAACCAATGACAAAGCGGGATCGGGTACGCTTACAACTTACAAGCCATCATATATCACTGGGGATTTGTGGGATTCAGCAACCAACACAATTGATTTGGATGAAATTGCCAATGGAAAAGTTGTGGTTGTTAGAACTGATTTTGAATACACTGCGGATTCAAGCAATCAGCACGTTGATGCAAGATTGTATTTTCCTGATATTTCAAAGGAGTTGCATTTTTTACACGCTGATTTAGGCAGTGAGCATGGCGCACATCATTACGTGAACACAATCCAATTTTATGTTGATAGCAACATCCAAACAAGTGATGTGAAAATACAATTTCAATCATCGGGATCTGGTGATTTGAAAGTCAATGGTTTTATGATTACAATTTTGAGTTTCTAAAATGAAGCATTTTAAAATAAGCGAGTTTGATTCACCTGATGAAGTTGGGAGTGGTGAACGTATGGATGCCGATGTGCTGCAAATGATTGACAAAGCACGTACAATTTTTGGCAAACCAATACGTGTAAATTCGGGAGTGCGCACGATTGCTCACAATGAAAAGGTTGGCGGATCAAAATCATCAAGCCATTTGAAAGGGTATGCAATTGATGTGAGTTGCGACAATTCAGCGGATCGTTTTCGTTTGATTGAAATTTTGATGCTTGTTGGTTTCAATAGATTAGGGATTGCCAAAACGTTTATTCACGTTGATAATGATCCTGATAAAAGTAAGAATGTTATTTGGGTGTACTAATGAAAACATTGTTGGCAAAATTATTGGGTTTGAATAGTGGTGGGCAATCATCATTGGGTGAATTTGCAAAGGATTTGCGTGAAGCAATCAAAGGCAAAGAAATTGATCCTGATAAAATGATGGATCTTGTAAAGGTACAAAGTGAAATCAACAAGATGGAGGCACAACATCGGAGCGTATTTGTTGCGGGTTGGCGACCATTCATTGGTTGGATTTGTGGGATTGCACTTTTGTACAACTTCATTATTCGTGATGTGATTGCGTGGGTTTCACCTGATGCAATGCCTCCCGCAATTCAAATGGACCAACTTATAACGATTTTGTTAGGTATGCTAGGATTGGGCGGATTACGTACCTTTGAAAAGATAAAAGATAAAAGCAAATAAATGGGAGTAAAAGATACCGCAAATTTGGCAATGATTCCCGCAGCGTATGCGGAGGACAAAGTTTATTCCGTTTTGCCATCCGATGGTGATGGGGATTTCACATTCACACGCACTGGATCAGGCACACGCATAAACAAAGGCGGTTATATTGAAACAATGGCAGAAAACGTGCCTCGTTTGAATTATCGTTTGGATGCGGATGGAAACCCAACGGAATGCGCTGAATTACTATTGGAGGAGTCAAGGCAAAACATCAAAACATATTCGGAACAAGTTGGGAGTTGGACACAATCAAGCATCAGTACATCATCAAATCAAGCCATTGCGCCAAATGGAACTTTTACTGCGGATAAAATAATTGAAGATACAGCAACAACCTCACACAAAGTTTATCAATCAGTTTTAACAACAAGTGGGCAACCATATACTTGGAGCGTATTTTTAAAAGCAGACACAAGGAGCAAAGCACGTTTGAACATTTTTGGTGCTTATGCTGAATTTGATATTACAAATGCATCCGTAATTGCAACAAGTGGAGTAATAAGCCAAAGCATCGAAAGATATCCAAATGGATGGGTGCGTTGCTCAATCACTGAAACCGCAAATTCATCATCAACATTAACTTACGTTTATTTATTAAATAATGCAGGAAGTGTGAGCTATACTGGCGATGGCACAAGTGGTTTATTTGTTTGGGGTGGGCAAATGGAACTTGGCAGTACAATGACAAGTTACATTCCAACTCCATCATCATCAGCAATCACACGCAACAAGGATTCCGCAATAAAACAACCATTTGGGGATTTAGCAGGTGATTATCCAATTACACTATATTGGAAAGGGCGCATCACTGGATACGATTCGGGAGGTTTCAATACACAAAGTTTTGCAGGAATTGCAAAAAATAATGATGCAATCAGATATTTGAATTTGAAGTTTTATTCAACAACTCAATTGCAACTTGAACGGAGGAACACAACACAAAGAATCGATTATATTTCATATACAACACAATTGGATGATGTGAAAAAAATTGCGATCAAATATATTTCAAGCACACACGTTGTGATTTATATTGATGGAATCGAAGTTTTTAATGATTCATCACTCACTGCGGTTTCATGGGATTTTGATTCCATATATATTGGGCAATTCAGATACAATGCAGATACGGGAAAACGTATTCCCGCTGATGAATTATTTGTGTGGAACAAGGCACTTACCGATGCGGAAATGGTTGAAATAACAACTCCATAAAATAAAAATAAAATGAGCCATATATTTAAAAAATACGAGTTTCCTGATGAAGCAACCGCAGATGCTTTGATTGATGCTTTGCCATCGGAGGAAATTGATGGGGAAACATTTCCCGCACATAATCACGTGATCGTGAAATTGTATCATCCAATAGTAGAACAACCCGTTTATGATGAAGATGGCAATATCGAAACCGAAGCGGTATTAGCGGAAAACTTTTCCGTTGATGTGCTTTGGCAGGGTATTGAAGCGCAACCATCCGATTGGGAACAATACGAAATCACCTTGACTGATAATGGTGTGCATACCTTTTTTGGTATTGATTACGTATAAAAAAAAATAGTATATTTGTATAGAATTAAAAAATTAAAAAGCTATGCCAACATCGGGTGTATTTAACGGAACAAACCTCGTACTTTCAGTAGAGGGAACAAATCTTGGGCATACAACATCGTGCTCATTAACATTATCAACTGATTTGCCAGAGGCAACAACAAAAGATTCAAGCGGATTTCAAGAGGTGATCGCAGGTGTGATGAGCGGTGAAATTTCATTTGATGGATTAGTAACGTATGATGATACTTCAAACGTTACTGAATTAGCTGATTTTCTTTTGGCACGTACACAATTAACTTGTGTATTTGGAACTGAAACAACGGGTGATCGTATTTTCACTGCGGAGGGTTTCCTTTCATCACTTGAACAAAGTGCGGAAATGGAATCACCAGTTTCTTATTCAGGATCAATCACATTGACTGGTACAATTACTGCATCAGACAAACCATAATAAATTCGGGCGCAATTTGAGGGGATTGCGCTCCTTTATTTTTTTTTTACAAATGGCAAACAAACAACGGGGATATTATTCCATCAAACTTGGCGGGAAAATGCGCACTTTGCATTTTTCAATGAACTTTTGGGCAAACTTCACTGATACATTAGGCATTTCGCTTGATAAGATTGGGGATATATTTACAGAGGGCATTTCACTTGGCACAATTCGTGCGCTTATTTATTCCGCAATCCTTGCAAACGATCAAGAGGAGGGCAATGAAATTGACTACAATGAATTCAAAGTTGGTGTTTGGCTTGAAGATTTACAAGCGGATAAGTTGGAGGATATCGTGAATGCAATGATGGAATCACGAGTGCTTGGAAATGATTTGAATATGGGTGTGAAACGCAACGATTCCAAAACTCCACAAAAAAAAACACAAGCGTAAACAACACGCAACTCACTTGGGATACACTGATGGATTACTTCATCGGTCAAGTGGGCATCAATCCTGATAATTTTTGGCGCAACACTTGGAAAGAAAATCATCTTTTAGGTGAAGCATATTACATCAACCACAATAAGGAATGGGAACGCATCCGCTATTTAGCAACAATGGTGTACAATGTGAATGCACAAAAGAAATCCCAAATGATCACTCCTGAAAAATTATTTGAACTCCCGCAGGATATTTATGCCAAAATGGAACGTGCAAAACCAAAATCCACAAGGGAGCAATATGATTCCTTTATGGAAAAGGTGAAAGCCAGTACATTTGACCAAAAAAATAAGATGTAGATATTTTGTATTTTTACATCTAAATTATTCCGATGGCAAATAACGAGTTAAGAGTAACGCTATTGGGTGATGCATCCAAATTAAATGCAACACTCAAAACCGCATCAGGGCGGTTGAAATCATTCGGGAAAAGCACAACCGCAATTGGCAAATCACTTCAAACACGATTAGCATTGCCATTGGCATTGGCGGGTGGTGCTGCAATAAAAATGGCAGCGGATTTTGATAAGTCGATGACTAAAATCAAATCACTTGTTGGAATTGCGGGTGATGAGGTTGATCGGATGGGCGAATCAGCAAAAGTGATGGCAAAGGAATTCGGTGTTTCATCAGCAAAGGCAGCCGAAGCGTTGTTTTTCATTACATCCGCAGGATTGCGTGGTGATGATGCGATGCAAACGTTGGAGGCATCATTGAAAGCATCAGCAGTTGGATTGGGTGAAGTTGCAACAATTGCAGATTTAGCAACCTCCGCAATGAACGCATACGGATCGGATGTGCTTGGAGCATCACAAGCAACGGATATTTTGACCGCTGCGGTGCGTGAGGGTAAACTGGAGGCATCTGAATTGGCTGGTGCAATGGGTGCAGTTTTGCCAGTTGCATCCAATATGGGTGTTTCATTCAATGAGGTTGGTGCAGCATTCGCAGCAATGAGCCGAACGGGAACTGATGCACGAGTTGGCGCAACACAATTAACCGCAATCCTTGCAGGGTTACTCAAACCAACACAACAAGCGGAGGATGCATTGAATGAAATGGGATTATCATCCGCAGGATTGAAACAACAAATCAAGGATGAGGGATTGTTGGAAACATTAAACACATTAAAAACTGCATTTGATTCCAATGCAGATGCAGCGCAAGTTGTATTCCCAAACATTCGTGCATTGAAAGGGGTGTTGGATTTATTGGGATCAGGGGTTGAAGTGAATCGTGGCATTTTCGAGCGAATGAATGACACAATGGGAATGACGCAAACCGCATTTGATGCAACCGCTCAATCCGCTGAATTTAGATTGCGCAAGGCAATGAATTCCGCAAAAGAATCGTTTCGTGAAGTTGGTGCGGTTTTACTCACTGGTTTGTTGCCAATATTTGAGGATGTTTCAAGGATTCTCGTTAATGTATTTGATGCATTTTTCAAATTAGATTCAGGAACGCAAAAATTGATTTTAGGATTTGGCGCATTAGCAGTTGCATTGCCAACAATAATTTCATTGATTGGCACAATTTCATCAGTTATTGGAGCGTTAATTTCACCAGTTGGATTGATTGCAGCTGCATTGGCGGGTGTTGCTTATATAATATATAAAAATTGGGGTGAAGTTTTGCCAGTGGTTGTTGGTTTATACAATCAATTTGTTGATTTATATAATGGATCGGAGGCACTTCGCAAAGTGATATTTTTCTTAAGGGCAGCATTCAAAACAGTATTTATATATGCAAGAACGCAAGTATTTCAATTGATAAATGGTTTCAAGACAATGTGGAAACTCATCAAGGAGTTTTCCGAAAAGGGTTTCAAAGGATCATTCACTGATATTTTAGCTGATGGTTTTGAGGATTCGTTGCAAATTACCGCTAATGCTGCAAGTGATGTTGGGAAAGCGTTTACCGATGGATTTAGTGATGCGGTTGGATCACAACTCGAAAAGAAAACAGTTGAGCAAGTACAAGGCGCACTCACAAATGTTGTTGATCAAGCAAAAGGATTTGTTTCAGGATTGTTTGGTGATTTAACAAAAGGCGGTGATGATACAACAACTGCACCAATGGGCGGTCAAGCACCTGCAATCGCAACTCCACAATTGCCATCGTTTTTCCAAACATTGCCAGAGGAGGAAGAAAAAGTTGGTGGAATTATTGGAATGCTTAATAATTTAGGTGTGAAAATGAGCGAAATGAAAGATTTGGCATACTCAATGGGTGAAGCGGTTTCGGGTGCATTTTCAACAATGGGAACAAATTTGGTTAATTCACTTGGATTGGCTGAAAATGGTTTTCAAGGATTTGTGAAAAATATGGCATCAATGGTTATGGATTTAATTGCAATGCTTTTGGCAAACGCAATTTCAAATGCGATTAGTGCTGCGGTTGTTGCTGCGGGTGGAACGGGATTTGCTGCGCCTTTTACAATGCCAATGTACATTGCAACAATGGTTGGCGGTGTTACATCTGCATTTGCTGCAATTCCAAAGTTTGCCGATGGTGGTATTGTTTCAGGCACAACGTTGGGAGTTATGGGTGAATATACGGGCGCAAAACAAAATCCCGAAGTGATTGCACCATTGAACAAATTGGAGGGAATGATTGGCGCAAAACAACCGCAACAAGTGAATGTTGGTGGTGAGTTTAGAATTCAAGGGCAGGATCTTGTGGTTGCACTGCAAAGGGCGGAACGCAACCGATCACGATTAAAATAAACAAATGGCATACGGGGTAAAATATAGATTGATTTTTTCCGATTTATTAGGCAACGGAAAAAAGGTTGAAATTTTGCAAGATGGTTATTCGGGTGAAGTTTTGCCAATGATTGGAACGGGTGATCCCGTACAAATCGAATGGGAGAGTGATGATGATTTTTATCAACCCATTATTGGATCAAGTTGCACAATCAATTTATTAGTTACCGATGATGTTTCTTATGATGATTTTTTCAAAGGAAATGAGGAGGAATATCGTGTTCAGGTTTATTACAGTAGAAATCAAGCGGATGTTTTTCAAGATCGTGTTGAGGCATTTGCCACAAATGCAGGGCGCATTGAATCACCTGAATGTATTGAAAATGAACTCACACAAGGAAACACAATTCAAAGTGATTTCACAAAAAGGGTTTTGAATGATGGTGGCACAATAGACAATGAAACGTGCATTGCAAAATCAATAACCAATTCAAAAACATACGATTGGCAAACACTTTGGGAGGGATTTTTGTATTTGGATACTTATTCGGAGGCACTTGCAACAACTCCTTATGAAATATCCATCACCGCATTGGATGGATTGGGATTGCTTGATATAAACGATTCAAGGGCATTGAATGCATTTGTGAATCCTGCAGTAGATGGTGCGAATTATGGTGAATGGTATTACATTGCTGAAATGTTGCAGGAATTTAACAAAGATGCATCCGCAGTTGAAAGGTATTTGTATTGTGGTGTGATTGAGCAATGGACGGGAACATCTGATTTTATTGGTGATATTCCCGCACGACCTTGGAGTACATATTCAAACCTTGATTCGGATATAAATTTCCTCAATGAAAAGGAAGTTTTGGAAAACATATTGCGCAAATCAAATTCAAGGATATTTCACGCATTTGGCGATTGGTATGTTGTACCAAACTCCATCTATTTGGATGAAGTTTTTTCAGGGCAATATTATGATCGCAGCGTATTCAAAAACGCACTTTCAAATGGGCAAAATGAAATAATTGAATTTCAGGCATTTGGAATTGGTGATAGTAGAACTTTTGAGGGCAATGCAACTCGAAATGTTACAAAGCGAATGAAAGATGATTTGCAACCATTGGGCAATGATTTATCAATTGAATACCTTTCACCATTGAATAAAATACGCACCGAATCTGATATTAAACAAGAGGGTGTGATTTTAGGTAGAATGAGCGAGGGGCAAGGTTTTCCATTTGGTAGTGGAGGATATTCGCTCACATACGGATCAGTTGCAACAACGCACAATTATGTTGCATCCAACAATCAATCTTACAAACTCACAAATTTCACAACAAGCGCAGGATCACGAATTACCGCATTGAATCAATTTGGGCGCACAAAAATTGGAAACTATGTTCCCGCAGATAATGTGGAATATAAATTTGAATATCTTTTCGATTCAACTGCAACGGGTGTAAATTACAAGCTTTATTATTCTGTAAAAATTGATTTTGGAATTTCAACTTCACTTGGCACAACAAGATATTATGACAAAGCAAACAATTCAGTGAGTACATCATTGGTTTACAATGAAATAATTTTTCAAGATGTTGATGAATTAGGAAGATGGCAAAAAGAATCTGGATCATTTCCTGATACTTTCAATGGTGCATATTTTATGAGCGTTAGCATCACATTTTACCAACCCGTTCTAAATAGCGGAACGGGATATTCAGCAATGTATTTGGACAATATATCGGTGTTTGATACTGATTTGGAAAGAAACGAACAAACACTCACGTCAACAATTACTGAAAACAAAGGGGTTTATGAGCGGGAAACAATTTCAAATGAGGAAATAGTAAATGCCTTTTATTCAACTTTAACAACTCCATTGAGTATTGATGATGATACAAATGCAGCGCAACAAATTTTGAATGATTACAGAACTTATGTGCCACGATATGAGGGTACTGGATATGGATTGAAAACAAAACCATTAACTCCAATGAATAAGTTGTATATGAATTTTACGAATTTCAAAGATGATCAATCCGCAATGATTGACACTGTCAAATATAACCTCCGCAGGAATGAAGCGGAATTTGTGGCACACACTCCAAACAACGATCCCGATGTAACAATTACAAGCCAATTGCGGCAAAATTAAACACTTTCCTTTTCCCTTGTTTGCCGAAACCTCGAGTGAATTTTTTTTGCTTGGGGTTTCTTTTTAGAAAAAATTTTTTCTATATTAGCGAAAATAAATTTTTTCAATATGGAATTTAATTCTTATTTCAACTCCGAATTGCAGCGATTGCAACTCACACGAAAAAAGGTTTGTCAAGCATTAGATATGACAATCCCAACACTTCGTTCAAGGGTGAACAATTGCGGTACATTTCAGGTGGATGAAATCAAAAAACTCCAATCGTTGGGGTTTAATCTTAATCGTTTAATTTAAAATAATGGCAGGAACAGAAAACAATTTGCACGAAAAACTTTTGAAAGTGCAAAACGAAATCGGAGCGATTTCAAAATCAGCAACAAATCCATTTTTCAAATCAAAGTATTTTGATATAAATGTATTGATTCGGGAGGTGTTGCCAATACTAAATAAACACGAACTCACACTTTTACAACCCATCAAAGATGGTGAAGTTTGCAGTGTGATAAGTGATGGAAAAAACTCCATTGAAAGTGGAGTGAAACTTCCTGAAATAAATGATCCGCAGAAACTCGGATCAGCAATTACATATTTTAGGAGGTACACATTGCAATCGTTGCTTTCGTTACAAGCGGAGGATGATGATGGTAATATGGCATCAGGAATGAAGCCAAAATTGTCAAGTGAGCAATTTGAAGTTGTGATGAAATCAGATCGACAAACTGCACTCAAGGCAATACAAAAAGCGGATTTATCCGCTGATCAATTAAATAAATTAAAATCAAAATTCAATATATAATGGCAGAAGATAAAATTTTTGCAGATGGTTTCATTGTGAAACGTAGAGAAAATGCACCCGATTTTGTGGTGGCAAATGTATCAATCAAGGTTGATGAATTCGGAAAGTTTGTGAAAGCAAACTCAAAAAACGGATGGGTGAATCTTGATGTGAAAACCGCACAAAGCGGTAAAATGTACGCTGAACTAAACACTTGGCAGCCAGATGGCAAAGTGCAAAAAGTGGCACAAGGGGAAAGCGACCTTCCGTGGTAGGTCAAATAACGGGAGTGGCATTTTGCTGCTCCCTTTTTTTTATTTAAAAACAGAAAAAATGCAGATTGAAATAAATTTACAAGATAGAGTTGATGAATTGATTGAACTCGTATTGATTGCTGAAAATCAACTCATTGATGGTGATGATAGTGATGAAATACTTATTACAATTCATCAAATTTATGAGGTACTTAAAGCGTATGAATTTTAAAAAATTAAAAAAATGAAACAGATTGAAATATCAAATGAGGAAATAATAACCTTAAAACAGACAATGAAAGTTGAAAAGGAATTTTCGATTGAAATGTTAAGGGATTACGTTGAAAAGTTAGATGATGCAAAAAATAAAAATGAAATTTTTGAGTGGATTGAATTTTCAATTTTCAATTACAATCTTTATGATAAACTTTATGAAATTTTCAATGAAACAACAATGAACGGAAAAGATATAATTTTAAAAATAAAAGAAAAATGAATTCACCAATTGAAATATACAAATACGAAAACAAGCGAATCAAAAAATATAAAAAGGATTTCAATGAAATCATTGAATCTTTGGAAATTGATTCCGAAATAAAAGATGAATTAACAAAACTTTTTATTTGGTATGGAAACGCAAGTTCCATCAAATCAAAGGCATATCAGGAAATGAAGCAATTTAAAAAATAAAACACAAAATGAAACAGATTAAAGATACAAATGAGGAATATCACTCAAAGGATTCCATCAGCGCATCAGGATTGAAAATGATTGCAAAAAAATCGGTTAAACATTTCATCAATCGAAAATACAATGAAACCGATGCAATGAAATTTGGAACTGCGGTGCATACTGCAATGCTTGAAAGCGACAAATTTTATAATGATTACTACATAATGCCAAAGGTTGATGGGCGCACAAAGGAGGGCAAAGCACTCAAAGCGCAGCACATCGAAAACGCAAAAGGCAAAATCGTATTGGATGAGGATGATCACGAGCGCATCAAAGCCATTATGGAAAACCTCAAAAATAACGAGTTAGCACAAAAGTATTGCAAAGGTGAAATCGAAGTTTCACACTATGGTGAAATGGATGGTGTGGAAATTCGTGTGCGACCTGATTGCAAAAATTCCATTGCGGGATGGATTTCAGATGTTAAAACTTGTCAAGACAATTCACCTGAAAAGTTTCGCATTGATATTCTAAAATTCCGATATGATTTACAAGCAACATTCTATTGTGATGCACTTGGATATGATCCAAAAGATTTTCGATTTATTGCGGTTGAAACAAATTATCCTTATTCCATTGAGGTATATGGGTTGAGCGATGATTTGATTGAACTTGGTCGCAATGGGAATGCATACAAAATGGGATACAAACAAGCATTAAGCAACTGGAAATTTTACAAGGAAACGGATGTTGCACTTGGATATGAATCAGAAAATCGAAATGAGGATGGGAGCATTATTGTCTAAGCAAAAAATAAACAATGCCAACATTCGAAACATTGTCAAGCAATCCATTTGGGATTTTTTTAAAATCGATATTGAAAAACCAACTCGAAAACGTGAAGTTGTGGAGGCAAGGTATATGTACTATCAAGTTTGCCGAAATTGGAAAATGAGTTTGAGTGAAATCGGAAAATCGGTTGATAGGGATCACGCTACAATTTTGCATGGATTAAAGCGTTTCGAAATACTTTGTGAAATTGATATTAATTTTAAAAACAATTTTGAATCACTTTTGACAATTGTTGATTTCAAATCCTCAAGAAAATTATCACCAAAAATGAGCGGAAAATCACTTTCACATCAACTTGCTGATGCATTGAAAACGATTGAAACTTTGGAAAACGAAAACAATGAATTGCGTATTGAAATGCTAAAAATGAAAATTCAATGAGTATTTTGTTTAATTTTGTTAAAAGCATAACAATGTCAAAGGGGTTTTATAAGTATTTAGGTAATGAGGATAAGTTGCAGCATCAAGTGATGAATTTCATTCATTTGCAATATCCTGATGCCTTATGTGCGCACGTTCCCAATGAGGGGAGGCGCACTCCCTTTGAGCGTTTTAAATTCCAATATCTTGGCGGAAAATCGGGGATTCCTGATGTTTTGATTTTTGATTGCAATGATACATTCAATGGTTTGGCAATTGAACTCAAATCGGGAAATAACAAAGCAACAAGGAATCAGGTTGTTTGGCTTGAAAGATTAAGCGCAAAAGGGTGGGCAACGTTTTGCCTAAATGATTTTGATGTTGTTTGCGGTACAATAAAAAAATACTTTAGCAATGAAATATAGGAATGTTTATTTTGATGAAACAAATCAAAAGGTGCGTTGGACAATGAATAATACTGCGGATGTTGCAGTTACTTATGAATATCTGGGAACAATGTCAAGGGTTGAAATTGATTTGCTCGTGGAAATTCTTTGGGAGTTATATGGCGAAAAAAACATTAGTTTTATAGATTTTGCCAAAACGTTTGGCGAACTTCGCAATTTTTGTGATGATTTGAAACGCATCACAAGTTAAAAGTAAAAGGAAACAGAAAAATGCAGATTAATAAAATTTATAAACCTGATCATTTCGATCAGTACACAATCATTCCTTTGGCTATATTTAGGCAAAAGGGAATATCAATGGCAGCATCAGGATTGTATGCTTGGCTATTTTCGCACGATTCAAATCACGATATTACAATGGCATTCATTGGAGGGCATTTCAAGGATGGAAAAGATGCCATCAATTCCAAAATAAAGGAACTGGAATCCAGTGGTTTTTTAGTGCGTGAATCGGTGCGTGAAAACGGAAAATTTGCGGGATACAATTTCAGGATGTGTGTGCCAACAACCATTGCGGAAAAAACCGCTGCGGGAAAAACCGCTGCGGAAAAAACCGCTGCGGGAAATCCGCACCAAAGTAATATATATAATATATATAATAATATACAAGATCATGTACAAGACAATGTACAATATCATAATAATAAAAGTAATATCCCACAAAATGTTTCAAAGGCACTTGATCACTTTATTGCTTTGTTTCCTGAAAAGTATCAACCAACAACCGATGCGCAAAAATTAAAGTGGGCGCAATGCCTTGAGCGTGTTGAGCGTATTGATGGATACGATTTGCGTGAAGTTTATAAAATGGCAAAGAAACTACGTGAGGATCAATTTTGGAGTGGCAATTTTCTTTCAATACTTAAATTGCGCAATAAGGATAAAAATGGGATTCTTTGGGTTGATCGTTTTATGGGAATGGAAAAATCAGGAAAACCACAAGCGTACAAGATGATTCCAAACCTCATCAAGTTTTATCAATACAATGATCCTGCGGGAAAACCAATGATTGGTGCAATCACTAAAAATGCGGAGTTGGATGATTTCGCACTGGTGTATAAACTTGGCACAACTGAATATGAAAACCTTAAAAAATATCTTGATGCAAAAGGATGATTTTTATTTTTTGGATGAGTGGGAATGTGATTTGATACGTTTTCACGCAAAACAAAGGCAAATAAACAAGGAACGCAGTGGCATTGATGGTTTGGGTACTGTGAACAAAAAAAGTGGCTTAGAGCTCAATTATGCGGGTTTTGCTGCGGAATACATATTTTGCAGAGAAATGAATTTGTTTCCCGATTTTAGCGTGAACAATGATTCAAAGAAAAAAGGAACGGATAAATATGATGCCACGTGGAATGGATGGAGTGTTGATGTAAAATGCTCACGTAAAATTGGCAATCCAATGATGATTCCTGAATACTCAAAATGTGATGTCCAATTGTTTGCTTTTTTTCAAGGGGATGATGATAGGTTTCAATTCAAAGGATTTGCAACCAATGGGATGGTGTTTGATGAGCGCAAATTGAAATTCACTCGTGTATTGTCTTATGTGGTGCATCCTTACGATATGCTCACAATGGATGAAATAATATACTTAAAATCAAAACTTTAAAAGATGCCTGATATTACAATGTGCAAAGGAGTGGGGTGTGAAATAAAAAATGAATGTCATCGACACACAACAACTCCATCAAGGTGGCAAAGCTACTTTTCAGAATCACCAATTTTGAACAAAATGCGGTGTGATTATTTTATTTTTAACGGAAAAACAAAACAATAAAAATATGAAACTAAACAGAAACCAAAAATTCCTCTTAAAAGCGTTTACATTTTTTGTGATTGTATATGTGATTACAATAAATTTAATGATTATTGGATTGGATTTTTTTTTAAGTTAGCAAAATGAAACAGAAACTTGAAACCTTAGGAATAATCCTGAAAAAACAATCAGGATACGAAAAAACACTTTGCCCAAAATGCTCACACACACGCAAAAAGAAAAACGATCCTTGTCTTTCGGTAACGATTGATGAGGGTGTTTACAATTGCCATAATTGTGGTTGGAATGGAAGTGTAAAATTTGAGCGCAAAAAGGAATACATAAAACCTCCCAAAGTTAGCATTGATTTGAATGATCGTGTTGTGGAATGGTTTGCATCCAGAGGCATCACCGAGCCAACATTGGCGCATTGGAAAATTGGTGAATCCCTTGAATATATGCCACAAGTGCAAAAGAAAAGGCGGTGCATTAACTTCAATTATTTTAGAAACAAGGAACTCATCAATGTAAAATTTAGGGATGCGGAAAAGAATTTCAAACTCGTTTCGGGTGCGGAACTCATTTTCTATGGCATTGATAATTTGAATGATGTTGAAAAATGCTACATCGTAGAGGGTGAAATGGATGCGCTTTCATTGCATGAAGCGGGATTGTATTCGGTTTGTTCTGTTCCAAATGGTGCATCAAAGGGAAATCAAAAACTTGAATATCTTGATAATTGCTTTGAGTACTTTAAAAATAAAAAAGAAATCATTCTTTGCACTGATAATGATGATGCGGGATTGCAGCTGCGCAATGAATTATCAAGGCGGTTTGGCGCATATCGTTGCAAATACGTGGAGTTTGGTGAATACAAGGATGCGAATGAGGTGTTGATTTCAAAAGGTGCTGAAACTTTGCGAAACATCATCAAGGAGGCAAAAAATTTCCCATTGGAGGGGGTATTGAATATCAACAACATTTGGGATAATGTTTTATCCTACAATGAAAAGGGCATCAAAAACTATTCACTTGGAATGGGTGAATCGGATTCTTATTTCAAAATTGCAATGGGTGAATGGAGCGTTGTCACAGGTATTCCCAATTCTGGAAAATCGGATGTTGTGGATCAGGTGCTTTGTAACTTGGCTACAAAATATGATTTTAGATGCGCAATGTTTTCACCCGAATCATTTCCCTATGAAGGACACATCAAAAGGATTGCCAACAAACTCAATGGCAAAATGTGCAACTCGGATGACTTAAACAACACAAAGGATTTCATTGAGGATCATTTTTTCTGGATAAAAATTGACCTTGAAAACCTAACGTTGAAAGGCATATTGGATGCGTTTCGGGAATTGGTATTTCAAAAGGGAATCAATGTGTGTGTGATTGATCCTTGGAATATGCTTGACCATTCAGCGCAAAGGGATTTCAGCTACATTGGGAGGGTGCTTTCCGAAATAACGCAATTTTGCCAACAAACCAACACGCATTTGTTTCTGGTGGCACATCCACGAAAAATTGAATCAGTGGAGGGTGTATATAAAAAACCAACTTTGTACGATATTTCAGGCAGTGCGGATTTTTTCAATAAGGCATACAATGGTGTTGTTGTATATCGGTGCATTGGGCAAAAAACCAAATACAAATCCGATGCAGTGCGATTGTACATTGAAAAGGTAAAACGCAAGGAAAACGGTCAATTGGGTGATTTTGAAGTTGCTCCCGATTTCACAAATGGCGGGGTGTACAAACCGCTTGAAGCGGAAAACAAAAAGTTTGAAGTGATAAAAGATACAAACGTTCCATTTTAAAAATTAGAAAAATGAAAAGATATTTGAAAGCAATCACGTGGGCAATCATTGCAGCAATCACAATTGGGGTGTGGGTGTTTGCATACAATGTAATTACATTTTTTTATGAAGCATATATTTGCGCCAACTCCTGAAATGCAAAAGGCAATGAATTGGTGCTTTAAAAATGGCATCAAACAATACGTTGTGCCTCGCAAAAACGAGTATTGGATTGTTGTTGAACACAATGGTAAAAAGCGCACATCACCAACTGGTTATGCGAAAATAAATGAAGCGCATCAAAAAATTTGGGAAATATATTTGTACTTTTACAAAAAACATAAAGGATGAATTTGGGAATTACTTTTTTTCCGATTTATGGTTTAACCATTGGCATCAATTACATTGATTCCGATTTGCAAGGATTGGAGAGTACTGATGGAATGCGTGAACACGTTTTTCAAATCCTGATCCTTGTGTTTGGTTTAAACATCATTTGGTATTCGTATGAAGCGTAAAGTAAACATCGCATCAATAAAGCCGAATCCCGACAACCCACGATTTGTTAAGGATTCAAAATTCAAAAAGTTAGTAAAATCAATAAAGGAGTTTCCTGAAATGCTTGAAAAGCGACCAATCATCGTGGATGAGAATATGGTTGTATTGGGTGGCAATATGCGCTTAAAAGCGTGTAAAAGTGCGGGATTGTTTGAAGTTTGGATTGATGAAGCAACTGGATGGAGTGAGGAAAAGAAAAAAGAATTCATCATCAAAGACAATGTTGGCTTTGGGGAATGGGATTGGGATATATTGGCAAATGAATGGAGTTCCTTTGACATTGAAAGTTGGGGTTTGGATGTATGGCAAGATCCTCCACAAGATGATGATGAGGATGATTCACCGAAAGAAAACGAGCCAAAAGATATTTGCGAATACTGCGGGAAATAATTTTTTTTATTTTTTTTTGCTTTTTTCTTGTGAGAAAGAATTTTTTCTCATATATTTGTATCAACAAAAACAAATAGATATGAAAACTCAAAACACAATTATGAAAAACATCATCATCAGCAACGGAAAAGGATTCATCAAAAACTTTAACATTGGAGGTTTTAACATTCCCCAATTTGGTGAAATCAAAGATGCAAAGCGATTTGATTCAAAGGATCAAGCAATCGCAGCAATTGGAAATCATCCAAACTACATAATCGCAAAGGATATTTGGAACTTATAACCAAAACCAATTCAAAACATTAGCCATCCAATCGGGTGGCTTTTTTTTTATATTTTTGTATTATGGCAAATAAACAAAATTACACACTTAAAAAAGCGATGATTGCTGCATTGGAAAAATCCCTTTGCGTTGTGACAACTGCTTGTAAACAAGTGGGGATTGAAAGGAAAACGCATTACAATTGGATGAACAATGATCCTGAATACAAAAAGGCGGTTGATGATCTGCAAGATATCACATTGGATTTCGCTGAATCACAACTCCATAAACAAATCAAGGAGGGCAATACAACTGCAACAATTTTCCTATTGAAAACCAAAGGCAAAAAGCGTGGATACATCGAGCGCAGTGAAGTGCAAATTGATGGTGAAGTTGAAAGCAAGATTATTGAATGGCATCCATCGAAAAACGAAAAATAGAGGAATACTGCAATATTCAGTTTTATCAAGCCATTGAGGCAAAGGAACGGATCAAAGTATTTCAGGGCGGAACAAGGAGCGGGAAAACGTATGCCTTGTGCCAATACCTCATCTATTTGCTTACAACCCGCAAAGATGCATTGGTGATATCCATTGTGCGGAAAACACTCCCTGCACTCAAAGGATCAGTTCAAAGGGATTTCATTTCATTACTCCAAAAACTTGGATTGTACTATCAAGGCATACACAACAAATCCGAAAACACTTTCAAATACAAAAATCATTTGGTTGAATTTTTGAGTGTTGATGATAGTCAAAAGATACGTGGGCGCAAACGCACACATTGTTTTTTGAATGAGGCGAATGAATTATTTTTTGAGGATTTTAGCCAAATCAATATGCGAACAACGGAGGAAATTTTGATTGACTTCAACCCATCCGATCCAGTGCATTGGTTATATGATGAAATCATTGATCGTGATGATTGTTTCCTTTCGGTTACAACTTACAAGGATAATAAGTTTTTGCCAATTGAATTGGTGCGTGAAATTGAGCGCATCAAGGATCGTGATCCTGATTACTGGAGGGTATATGGTGAGGGGCAACGTGCGGTGTTTTCCGATAGGCAGATATTCCAAAAGTGGGAATACATTCCATTCAAGGAGTTTCCCGAATTGGATTGGCACTTGGGATGTGATTTTGGTTTCTCAAATGATAGCACCGCAATCGTGATGGTGGCAAAAAAGAATGATAAACTTTATGTGCATGAAATCCTTTACTCCAAAGGAATGACAAATCGTGATATTGCTGAATTCCTAAAACGTGAGGGCAAAAATCAAATGCTGATGTATTGTGATAGTGCAGAACCAAAATCAATTGAGGAATTGCGCCAAATGGATGTATTGGCAAAGGCAGCTATAAAAGGTGCGGGATCAATAAATGCGGGTATATCACTCATTAAGGAGTTTGATGTGATTGTTTCAAGCGAATCAAAGAACTTGCAAAAGGAACAACAAATGTATTTTTGGGAGGAATTAAAGGATGGAACAATCATCAACAAACCGATTGATAAATTCAATCACCTGATGGATGCATTAAGATACGCAACCTATTCAAGATACAAAAACCGCAATGATTTCTTTGTGATTTAAAATTTGTATTTTTGGATAAAATTTTGATTGATGGCATCAGTACTCGATAGGTTTCGGAATCTAATCACCAAAAACGCACAACAAACCGCAGCGGAATATAATAAAGCAATATATCAATTTTTAGGCGAATCCATTGTTTGGAATCCTGAAAATGATGATACATACATTCGTGATGGATATCGCAAAAACGCAACCATTTACTCCCTTGTAAACATCATCACAAATGCTGCAACAACAATTCCATTTCAGATATATGAAAAGGTAAACGAAAACGAAGTTAAGCGGTACAAGGCACTTACAAGCGGATCAGTGGATGCCAATTCAATATACAAGGCAAACCTCATCCGTAAAAATGCAATGGTTGAATTGGAGGGAACGGAACTTCACAAACTATTGGAGCAACCAAATGCAGCGCAATCATATTCAAGTTGGATCACCGAACTCATTGCCTTTGGTAAACTTACAGGCAATCGTTACATCTATGGGATTGCACCTGAAACGGGAATCAATCAAGGAAAATATAAGGAACTTTATGTGATGCCATCACAAATAATGGAAATAGTATCGGGAGGCATTATGCAACCCGTTCAAAAATACCGCATTGAATATCAAGGTGCTTATGATATCCCTGCGGAGGATATATGCCACATCAAAGATTTCAATCCATATTATGATGGCACTGGATCACATTTGTACGGGCAATCACCATTGAGGGCGGGATTGCGTTCCCTTACAACCAACAATGAAGCGGTGCAAACGGGTGTGAAATACTTACAAAACCAAACCGCACGAGGAATCCTCACAAGTGATGAGGGTGATTTGAATGAAGTACAAGCGCAACAGTTAAAAGATAAGTTCCGCAAAAACTTTCAAGGAGCGAACAATGCTGGGGATGTGATCATCACTCCCAAAAAATTATCTTGGGTGAACTTCGGATTGAATGCTGCGGATGTTTCACTCATTGAACAATACAATGCATCCATTAAAGATTTGTGCAACATATATGCAGTGCCAGTGCAACTCCTAAACAATACGGAATCCTCCACATACAACAATATGAAAGAGGCGAAAAAAGCATTGTATCAAAATTGTGTGATTCCTGAACTCAACAAAATTCGTGATGAATTAAACAGATGGCTTGTTCCAAAGTTTGGCGATAAACTATTCATTGATTTTGATTATTCCGCAATCCCTGAATTGCAAGAGGAAAACGAAAAGGTTGTTGATCAACTTTCAAAAGCGTGGTGGGTTACTCCAAACGAAAAAAGGCGTGTGATGAATTATGGTGTGGATGAGGAAAACGTTGCGTTGGATAATTACTACATCCCTGCAAACCTTATTCCTATTGAAACAAACGAAATGCCAATTCCTGATCCAATTGATGAAATGGATATCAATGAGGAAAAGCAACTAATCAAGGAGGCACTTTGGAACATTGAAGTGAAAGCGGAGGTGCAAGGAATGGCAGATGTGTACACAACCATTGATGAAGCCATTGCACGTGCCAATGAATTGGGTGGTGATGGATACCACGAACACGAATTTGATGGTGATGTTGTTTATATGCCATTTCAAACGCACGATGAATATGAGGATGTTATTGAATGGATGGAGGAACAAAAGCAAGTTTCCGATGCAGTGGAGGTGGGATTGAAAGAGAAAGTTGATGAACACAATGATGAATATGGCGATGATCCTGCAAAGCGTGTAACACTTGGAATGCTTATTGAAGTTTTTGAACGTGGTGTTGGTGCTTACAACACAAATCCTGAATCAGTGCGACCATCAGTATCATCACCTGAACAATGGGCATACGCTCGTGTGAATTCATTCCTTTATGCAGTGCGCAATGAGCGTTTCAAATCAGGCAAACACGATACGGATTTATTTCCAGAGGAACATCCGTTATCAAGCAAGGATGAAAGCAAAGCGGAAATGTATGATGATTATCCTCAAACCGCATCCAATAACGCAAAGCGAATGTTGGAATGGCGGGAAAAATACGGGCGTGATGTTGTAAAAGGCGGAACGGAAGTGGGATGGCAACGTGCCAATCAACTTGCAAAGCGGGAAGCAATCAGCGTGGATGTTATTTCAAGGATGGCACAATTCAATAGGCATCGTGAAAACGCAAAGATTGCGGATGAGTACAAGGATGAGCCATGGAAAGATCGTGGATACGTTGCTTGGAATTTATGGGGTGGCACTGCGGGTGTAGATTGGGCAATCAAAAAAATGGAGGAACTGCGCAATGGCTAAAATGAAAATCATTGAGGTTTTTTATGAAAAGCCAAAAAAAAGGCGCAAAGGTGTTCATTCCAAAAACGCATCCAAAGGGCAAAACGGGTACAAAAAAAAGAATCGTGGTCAAGGTAAAAAAAGATAAAAAATGACTGAAATATCAAAACAAACAAAGTTCACAATGTCTATTGAGACAATAATTGCCACTTTAGTTGCGCTAACAACCGCAACCGCTTTTTATTTTGACTTAAAAGCACAAGTGAATGAGGCAATGCAAAAACCAGAGCCAGTGATTTCACGTGCTGAATACGATTTGAAAGATAATGCCATCCGCAGCGAAATAATGAGCAACCGACAACTCATTGAAAAGAATTTTGAAAAACTTGAAATCATTGAAGCACGATTGTACGAATTAAAAACAAGATAAAATGAAATCTTTGATATTCCTTGTTGGTTTGTTATTTTCCCCAATGCAAGTGAATTCATTTGAAACGATTGCAAAAAGAATAACAATAATGCAAATCAATGCCAAATGGAACAAACAACACAATGTTGATTTAAATGGATTAATCAATTGTGATGTGAAATTTGGTTGGCTTGAGGATCAACCTGAATCATTGAAAAAAAATATCAACAGAGTTCCGATAATTGTTTTATACAATGGCAGCCAACCAGTGATGCAATGGAGTGCTGATTTGTCGTTCAAACTCGATGTTGATTTGGATGAAATTCAACAATCAATTAATTCAATTCCATAAAATGCCAACTCCACGTGAAAACGAAACGCAAAGCCAATTTGTGGCACGTTGCGTGATTGATGATGAAGCAACAAGGGATTTTCCTGATGTTGATCAGCGGATTGCATTTTGTTATTCCCAATATGAAAGGGAACAAAAAAACAACATCATTTCAAAACAAGTGAAAGCCAATTGGCAAGGTGCATTTGAAAATGAAAGGCGCAAAGCGGAAAAGGCAATCATCGGATCGGTGCAAAGGTTTTATCAAACCGAATACGCAAAGGGAGTTGATGCATTCATCCAACAAGGCACAATCCAATTGGATGGCATATTCCAAACGGAGGGATTTAAAAAAATATATCAGGATTTGTATGTGCAAATCGGAATGAGGTTTGCCAATTGGTATGCAAGGAACTTTGACAAATTTTTAAAAAAAGGAATCAACCCAAATCAATTTCAAAACGAATGGCAAAACCTATTCGGACAATTCGCTCAACAAAATGCGGGTGCAAAAATAAAACTTGTGCAAGGAACTGCGCTCACAACAATGCAACGGATATTGAAAGCCAACATGAACGATCCTGCATTTGCTGCGCTCGGAGCAAGGCAAAAGCGTGATGTGATATTGCGCCAAACAAACCTATATTCAAGGAATCAGGCACTCCGATTGGTGCGTACAGAGGCAACCGCAGCTGCGAATTATGGCACTTTGCAATCCGCAACAACTATATTTCCCGCACAACAAATGATGAAACAATGGGTTTCGGGCAATGATGGGCGCACACGCTCCATTCCAAAGGATGCCTATGATCACGTTGTTATGGATGGCATTGAGGAAAAATATGAGGATGATTTCAAAGTGCAAGGTGAATTGATGGCATTTCCAGGTGATTCATCCAAAGGCGCACAAGCGGGAAACATCGTGAATTGCAGATGCAGCGTGTTTCCATTTCCAATGGAGGAGGCACAAGCAATCAATCAAACAAGTGGATTCGGGTTGAGTGCAGCTGCATTGGCTGCGATTTTAAGCAATGAATCAAGTGATGAATAATAACTATATTTGTACAAAATTGACTTAATATGGCAATGATTTACAAGGCATCACCAATGGGTGAAATTGCCGACATCGATGAAAAAATGGGAATCGTAAAAGGATACGGATCTTATTTTGGCAACAAGGATTCCGATGGGGATGTGATTGCAAAAGGAGCGTATCAAAAAACCATCAAGGAAAATGGGGAACGTGTTCGCTACTTATGGCAACACAAAATGGATAAGCCAATCGGGAAAATTAAAGAAATGTATGAAGATGACAAAGGATTGATGTTTGTCGCTGAAATACCAAAAACAACACTTGGCAATGATGCGCTTGAACTTATGAAAGCGGGAATCGTAACGGAAAACTCCGTTGGTATATTGCCAATACAAAAACAAATGAAAGATGACTATCGTGAAATTACGGAAGTCAAACTTTATGAAATATCCGCAGTTACTTTGGCGGCCAATGATCAGGCAAAGATTCTTGATGTGAAAGGGAAAGTGGATATTGAAAACGAATTCAAGCGTTTCGATGCATTGGCAAAACTTATCCGCAAGGGAAAGATTTCCGATGAAATGGGATACGCTATTGAAGCCGAAATACTAAAATTGAAATCATTTTTTATTGATTTCACAAAGCCGAATGATGAGTTCACTTTGCCGAAAAAAGATGATGCGATTGAGGTGTTTACATATTTATCAAATAAATTAACTAAATAAATTTTTCAAAAATGAATGAAAATGTAAAAGCGCAATTGGATCAACTTGGCGATTTAATCGATGCCAAATTGGAAAAGGCGCAAGGTCAAGCAATTGATTCCGCAACTGGAAAAGCGGATGAAATGCTAAAAAGTGAGATCAAAAATCTTACTACACAATTCAACGAGCGTATGGATGCAATCGAGGTTGCAAACAAAAAGCACTTTGAAGCTAAAAAAGATGTTTCTTTTAAAGGTGCATTGAATGCAGCCATCAATGATGGAGCAATTGAGGGCATCGTGAAAGGAAATTCACGTTCTGCATCTTTCGAAGTTAAAGCGGATATGACTGTTGCTGCTGATTTCACTGGTGAAGTTATTCCTGCGGATCGTGTTGCGGGGTACAAGTTTGATCCATCAAGATCAACTCACGTCAGAAACTTGATTCCACAAGGATCAACTTCATCTGATGTTGTTCGTTTCGTAAAAGAAAGCGGATATTCAAATGGTGCTGCACCTGCAGCGGAGGGTGCTACACTTGCACAATCTGATTTTGATATGACTGCATCTGATGCAAACGTTCGTAAAATTGGAACGTATTTCCGCATTAGTGAGGAGATGTTGGCAGATACGCCACAACTTACATCATACCTTTCAGCACGTGCGCCTGAAAAACTTTTATCTGTTGAGGATACACAAATCCTTTCAGGTAATGGCACTGCGCCAAACCTTTCAGGAATTATCACTGATGCTGCGGATTTTGATACTTCTGCAAGTGGTGCATTCTATCAATCAGTAGAGGCAGCTAATGAATTTGATGTGCTTGTTGCTACATTAAACCAATTGGCATTGAGTGAATATCAAGCGGATTACATTATGCTTAATCCAACTGATTTCCACAAAATCTTATTATTGAAAGATACTCAAAATTCCTATTTGAAAGATCAAGTTTATGCGGGATTACAACCTGCGTTTATGGGTGTGCCAGTTGTGATCAACACTGCTATTTCTGCGGGAACTTTCCTTGCGGGGAACTTTGGTGTTGGAACTCAACTTTGGGTGCGTGACAACGTTGGTGTTGAATTCTTTAGAGAAGATGGCACAAACGTTCGTGATGGTTTTGTAACTGTTCGTGTATCTGAGCGCATTGCATTGACAAACTATTTGCCAAATGCATTCGTAAATGGTACGTTCTCAACTGCAAAAGCTGCACTTGAAACTCCCTAATCAATAGGGCATTACAACCAACAAAAGGGGTGAGCATATTCGTTCACCTCTTTTTTTTATGTCTTAATTTAACAAAGTGCCATGTAATGCGCTTTTTTAATTATTTGCTTATTTTGTAAAGTATGTTTTGCTTTATAGTGCCGTACATTGCTCTTTTTTTTTGCATTTTTTTTATATTTATTTGGAGGGAAAGAATTTTTTCTTATATTTGTACCAACAAAATGAAACAATTATGAAAATTCAAGATATTACCGACAACAGATTAAGAAACGAAATGATCCAACTTTCACAAGGATTGCAAAAGCATACATTCGCAAGAATGGCAATGATGATGCTTGAGGAAAAAGGAATTTATATTTCATACGAGGATGCGTTGAATCTTTAAAAAATTAACGGGGAGGGCAACCTCCCCATTAAAACTTGAAACAATGAAACGGAAAATTGAAAACTTTATTTTTGACTGCATAATATATTTTGCAGCATTTGGATTGATGAGTGGCTTTGTGTACTTGTGTGCATTGGCGGATAAATGGGTTGGAGTATGAAACGCAAGGAAACAAAAATCAACAAAGGGTTGTTGGGGTGGCTTTTCTTTTTAGTTGGCGCACGTACAATTTACCTTTTCAATGATACTTTTACGGGGATTTTTTTGATCCTCATTGGATTTACAATGATGTTAAACAAAGGGAAATGATGGATTATTTAAATGCAGATTACAAAAGATATTTGGAATTGCTTGATGAAAAGGAATTCAATCGATTGCCATTATCAAAGCAATTGATGGTACTCAAGGAATTGAACGACCTTGAGCAAAAAATTTCCCGTTATTCGGGGAGTATTTCATAATTAGTTTGTTATATTGTTGAAAAGGGCAGCCATTTGGTTGCCTTTTTTTTTGTAGATTTATTTTGTGAATGCTAACCAATTTGGATGCTTTGCGGAATATCGATTCGCTATTCGTGCAATGGAAAATGGATTCAATGTTTCCATGCCATTGCTTGATGCATCCGCATATGATGCTATTGTGGAAAAGGATGGTGTTGTGCGTAAAATACAAATCAAATCAATAACAAAGGATCGCACCAATAAAATGGATCGTGATGATGTGCAATGCGTATTGCGTAGGGATGGCAAATCTTATCCAATTGAAATGGTTGATTACTTTGCAATTTACGTTGAACGTGATCGTGGGTTTTATATTATTAAGAATAACGGGCAAAAATCAATCAGGTTATCAACAGATGGTATATATAAAAAAAATTTGAATAACTTTGCGATAATTCTGTGAGGGATTTTTTTCTGTTTCAACTTAAAAGGAGGCGCAATCAATGTGCCTCTTTTTTTTTAACTTTACACAAAATAAATGCAATGAGGCAAATCACAATAAATTCCACAACTGGAAATGAAATCATCAGCATTCAGGATGTTAAAGATTTCGCAAGGATTGATACATCCGCTGATGATACGTTGATTAGTTTGATGATTGAAACCGCACGAATATGGTGCGAAAATTACATTTCAAGGGATATTGTTCCAAAAAACAGAACTTATTATTTAGATGCAACCCAAACGGGATTGATTGATTTGCCATTTTCACCAGTGGCATCAGTTGAATCGGTTACAATAAATGATGAAACCGCAACGTACACAATACTCGGGTTGAATAATGAAACGATTGAATTGGATGGCGGTGCTGCGGAAAAGGTAAAAATAACGTACATAACGGAGGGTATTAACAATGCAATGATGAAACAAGCAATGTTGCAAACAATCACAACGTATTATGATAATCGTGCCGATTTTGTTCAGGGTGCAAACGTGCATTTGATTCCAACAAATGCCAAAACAATACTTTCATCTTACAAATCAATGTTTGTTTAATGGATGCGGGGAAATTAAATAAAAGGATTAAAATACTGCGATTGACTAAAACCGCAGATGGGTTTGGTGGCTTTACAAGTTCCGAAACCATTGTGCATACCTTTTGGTGCGCATACAAGGAAAATTCAGGCGAAATAACGCAGGAAAACGGAATTAGGGAGCAACGCACCGCAATTGAAATAATACTGCGGGAAAAGGCAGCAAATCAAATCCTGATGAGTGATGTGTTGCAATTGGAATCATCCAATGAAAAATTTCGAATCAATGACAAGTTTGATTCCACGATTGACAAGTACACAACAATTAAAGCGGTTACGATATGAAAGCGGGTGTGAAAATCAATCAAGCGGATTTGGTGAAGTTGAATAAAAAACTTGCGCAATTGCAAAAGTTCTCAAAACAAGAACTTGCCAATGAAGTTGGCAGGGGTGCAATGGAAATTGTTGGCAGGGCAAAACAATCCGCTCCAAAGGATACGGGTGCATTGCGCCAAAGTATCAATTCGGAGGCATCGGGAAAAGGTGTTGCGGTTTATGCAAATGCTAATTATGCGCCTTATATTGAATTTGGCACTGGATCACAAGTGAGTTTGGCTGATATGAAAGAACTTGGAATCCCTGATGCGTATGCAGCGCAATTCAAAGGCAAAGGAATTCGTGAGGTGAATTTACCAGCACGACCATTTTTCTTTTCATCCGCAAGGGTTGGTTTCAATAATATGCTCAAACGAGTGGATAAAAAACTTAAAAAATTAACATGAGAGAGGTTATTCATCGCATACGAAAAGCCATCATTGATCGTTTAACAAACGAAGTTTCATTGCGTGGCAATATCGTGCCAATTTATGGCAGAGTGCCATCAGATGCAACGTATCCATTTGTACGGGTTTATTCCCTTACAAACAATGAAGTTGATCAAAATCAAACAACATTCAATTCCGAAGTGATTACAAGGATTGAAGTGGTTACAAGATTTGAATCGGACAATGGAGGGGAACTGGATTGCAACCTAATTGTTGATGAATGTTTATCTTTGTTGCGCACACGATCTGCAAACTATTTTGATTTAAGCGCACAAGGATTCAATGTGTACACATCACAAAATGAGGGCATTCAGTATATTGAGCAAGATTTGAGTGATCACACATATTTCAGGGCAATCATTGAACTTTCCAATCGTGTGGAACAAATTCCTCCATCGGGTGGGTTACAAAACGAATTACAATTTGAATTACAATCATAATGGCAAAAATTAATTTTACAAATAAAACGGATAATCAAACATCGGAACTTGCGGAAATTTACAAGGTTACCGCAGCCAATGTGAATGAAATCAAAACAAGCGTAAATGCGCTATATGATACACTTGGGGGGTTTGCATTCTATGAGGATGCCACAACTGAAACAACTCCGATTCAAGTCACTGCGGATACGTGGGTTGATTTAACCAATGACAAAGCGGGATCGGGTACGCTTACAACTTACAAGCCATCATATATCACTGGGGATTTGTGGGATTCAGCAACCAACACAATTGATTTGGATGAAATTGCCAATGGAAAAGTTGTGGTTGTTAGAACTGATTTTGAATACACTGCGGATTCAAGCAATCAGCACGTTGATGCAAGATTGTATTTTCCTGATATTTCAAAGGAGTTGCATTTTTTACACGCTGATTTAGGCAGTGAGCATGGCGCACATCATTACGTGAACACAATCCAATTTTATGTTGATAGCAACATCCAAACAAGTGATGTGAAAATACAATTTCAATCATCGGGATCTGGTGATTTGAAAGTCAATGGTTTTATGATTACAATTTTGAGTTTCTAAAATGAAGCATTTTAAAATAAGCGAGTTTGATTCACCTGATGAAGTTGGGAGTGGTGAACGTATGGATGCCGATGTGCTGCAAATGATTGACAAAGCACGTACAATTTTTGGCAAACCAATACGTGTAAATTCGGGAGTGCGCACGATTGCTCACAATGAAAAGGTTGGCGGATCAAAATCATCAAGCCATTTGAAAGGGTATGCAATTGATGTGAGTTGCGACAATTCAGCGGATCGTTTTCGTTTGATTGAAATTTTGATGCTTGTTGGTTTCAATAGATTAGGGATTGCCAAAACGTTTATTCACGTTGATAATGATCCTGATAAAAGTAAGAATGTTATTTGGGTGTACTAATGAAAACATTGTTGGCAAAATTATTGGGTTTGAATAGTGGTGGGCAATCATCATTGGGTGAATTTGCAAAGGATTTGCGTGAAGCAATCAAAGGCAAAGAAATTGATCCTGATAAAATGATGGATCTTGTAAAGGTACAAAGTGAAATCAACAAGATGGAGGCACAACATCGGAGCGTATTTGTTGCGGGTTGGCGACCATTCATTGGTTGGATTTGTGGGATTGCACTTTTGTACAACTTCATTATTCGTGATGTGATTGCGTGGGTTTCACCTGATGCAATGCCTCCCGCAATTCAAATGGACCAACTTATAACGATTTTGTTAGGTATGCTAGGATTGGGCGGATTACGTACCTTTGAAAAGATAAAAGATAAAAGCAAATAAATGGGAGTAAAAGATACCGCAAATTTGGCAATGATTCCCGCAGCGTATGCGGAGGACAAAGTTTATTCCGTTTTGCCATCCGATGGTGATGGGGATTTCACATTCACACGCACTGGATCAGGCACACGCATAAACAAAGGCGGTTATATTGAAACAATGGCAGAAAACGTGCCTCGTTTGAATTATCGTTTGGATGCGGATGGAAACCCAACGGAATGCGCTGAATTACTATTGGAGGAGTCAAGGCAAAACATCAAAACATATTCGGAACAAGTTGGGAGTTGGACACAATCAAGCATCAGTACATCATCAAATCAAGCCATTGCGCCAAATGGAACTTTTACTGCGGATAAAATAATTGAAGATACAGCAACAACCTCACACAAAGTTTATCAATCAGTTTTAACAACAAGTGGGCAACCATATACTTGGAGCGTATTTTTAAAAGCAGACACAAGGAGCAAAGCACGTTTGAACATTTTTGGTGCTTATGCTGAATTTGATATTACAAATGCATCCGTAATTGCAACAAGTGGAGTAATAAGCCAAAGCATCGAAAGATATCCAAATGGATGGGTGCGTTGCTCAATCACTGAAACCGCAAATTCATCATCAACATTAACTTACGTTTATTTATTAAATAATGCAGGAAGTGTGAGCTATACTGGCGATGGCACAAGTGGTTTATTTGTTTGGGGTGGGCAAATGGAACTTGGCAGTACAATGACAAGTTACATTCCAACTCCATCATCATCAGCAATCACACGCAACAAGGATTCCGCAATAAAACAACCATTTGGGGATTTAGCAGGTGATTATCCAATTACACTATATTGGAAAGGGCGCATCACTGGATACGATTCGGGAGGTTTCAATACACAAAGTTTTGCAGGAATTGCAAAAAATAATGATGCAATCAGATATTTGAATTTGAAGTTTTATTCAACAACTCAATTGCAACTTGAACGGAGGAACACAACACAAAGAATCGATTATATTTCATATACAACACAATTGGATGATGTGAAAAAAATTGCGATCAAATATATTTCAAGCACACACGTTGTGATTTATATTGATGGAATCGAAGTTTTTAATGATTCATCACTCACTGCGGTTTCATGGGATTTTGATTCCATATATATTGGGCAATTCAGATACAATGCAGATACGGGAAAACGTATTCCCGCTGATGAATTATTTGTGTGGAACAAGGCACTTACCGATGCGGAAATGGTTGAAATAACAACTCCATAAAATAAAAATAAAATGAGCCATATATTTAAAAAATACGAGTTTCCTGATGAAGCAACCGCAGATGCTTTGATTGATGCTTTGCCATCGGAGGAAATTGATGGGGAAACATTTCCCGCACATAATCACGTGATCGTGAAATTGTATCATCCAATAGTAGAACAACCCGTTTATGATGAAGATGGCAATATCGAAACCGAAGCGGTATTAGCGGAAAACTTTTCCGTTGATGTGCTTTGGCAGGGTATTGAAGCGCAACCATCCGATTGGGAACAATACGAAATCACCTTGACTGATAATGGTGTGCATACCTTTTTTGGTATTGATTACGTATAAAAAAAAATAGTATATTTGTATAGAATTAAAAAATTAAAAAGCTATGCCAACATCGGGTGTATTTAACGGAACAAACCTCGTACTTTCAGTAGAGGGAACAAATCTTGGGCATACAACATCGTGCTCATTAACATTATCAACTGATTTGCCAGAGGCAACAACAAAAGATTCAAGCGGATTTCAAGAGGTGATCGCAGGTGTGATGAGCGGTGAAATTTCATTTGATGGATTAGTAACGTATGATGATACTTCAAACGTTACTGAATTAGCTGATTTTCTTTTGGCACGTACACAATTAACTTGTGTATTTGGAACTGAAACAACGGGTGATCGTATTTTCACTGCGGAGGGTTTCCTTTCATCACTTGAACAAAGTGCGGAAATGGAATCACCAGTTTCTTATTCAGGATCAATCACATTGACTGGTACAATTACTGCATCAGACAAACCATAATAAATTCGGGCGCAATTTGAGGGGATTGCGCTCCTTTATTTTTTTTTTACAAATGGCAAACAAACAACGGGGATATTATTCCATCAAACTTGGCGGGAAAATGCGCACTTTGCATTTTTCAATGAACTTTTGGGCAAACTTCACTGATACATTAGGCATTTCGCTTGATAAGATTGGGGATATATTTACAGAGGGCATTTCACTTGGCACAATTCGTGCGCTTATTTATTCCGCAATCCTTGCAAACGATCAAGAGGAGGGCAATGAAATTGACTACAATGAATTCAAAGTTGGT